TATGCTCATTTTGCCATCGAAGTCGCCTTGTTAGGACCATCGCCTGCAAGGGAAAGAGTTGAAAAGATATTTGGTAAGTTCAAATTCAGAATTTGCCACTTGTGTTATTTGAAATCTTTAGGTATAAAAGCAAAAAACACACCAAAACAGGGCAGCCGTAAGGTCCAGTAGCGGTGTCAAAAAACAGAGGTAGCCTTTCTAAAAAGGTCTCGGAAATTGTGGTAAACCACACGCTTACCGGCGATAGGTAGGATAGGTCCCATTGGGGGCAGCCGTTCCGAGTAATGTCCTTTTAGCAGAAAGGTTATCTTATGTCTTTCCAGATTACCACTGCCTTTGTTAGCCAGTTCAAGGCCAACATTCTGCTCTTATCACAGCAGATGGTATCCTTGATACGCCAAGTCGCCCGAATGGAAGATGTCACTGGCGATACCATGTTCGTGGAGCGGATTAGTGCTACTTCAGCACAACTAATTAGTTCCCGGCATGGCGATACTCCCCAGATCGATACTCCTCATTCTCGGCGCAAGTTGACAATGGCGGACTACAACTGGGCTGATTTGATTGATAATGTTGATAAACTCAAAATGCTTATCGACCCCCAATCGACTTACGCCCAAAACGCTGTAATGGCGTTCAACAGAACGATTGATGAAGTTCTTATTACTGCACTGGGCGGCAACGCCTTTGGTGGTCATACCGGGGGTACTACGATTGCTAACATAGCAGTTGGCGAATGCCGTTTAGTTGGTTCTGACGGCGTAATAATCGCAGCCGGTTCCAACTTCACAGACACCACTGAGACACCTTTGACTATCGCCAAACTGCTCACTTGCAAGCAATTGCTGGATGATGCGGTTATTGACGATTCACGCCAGAGGTATTTCCTGTGCAACCCGTTCAATATCAATCAACTGTTGAATACCACAGAGGTTAAAAGTGCCGATTTTAACACGGTGAAAGCATTAGCAATGGGCCAGATAGACACGTTTATGGGCTTTAAGTTCATTAAGTCCACATTACTGTCTGCTGACGGCACTGATACAGGTGCGACCAATTGTTATGCTTTTGCACAGGATGCGATTGTCCTCGCCATATCCAAGGAACCCACGGTTCGTGTATCGGAACGAGACGACAAAAACTATTCAACTCAGGTTTATGTCGAAATGTCAATTGGGGCAACACGGGTCGAAGGCCCGGCAGTCGTTGAGATTAATCTCAAGACTACCTAAGAAAGGAGCTTATTATGTCAACAGATACGATTAAATCAGTAACTTTCCCAAATATCGTTACAGGCAGGCTTCGCGTAGACCCTGACGGTTCAGACACAACTGAATTTGGCGTTTACAGCACAGGTACTGTTCAGCTTTATGAACTTGGTACTCGGCACGAGGACGGCGACAGGTCGTTTCGATATGCCAAAGCTGCTGCGGCCTTGAGCCCGCAAAAGGGCGCTCAGAATAACAATACGTTTTTTGCTGAGAATACCGTGGCGACGGCTGCTATTGGCGATATGTTTGTTCAAATCACTACTGACGCTACTTCTGGTAATGTAACTACCGGATTCGGTATTAAGAACAACATGGTTGGTGGTTTCTTCAGCCAGCCTGATGCCACGAACAGGCAGTGGCGGCGTATTGTCGGCCACGAAGCGGGGCCATCAACAGCTACCATTAAAGTTTACCTTGATGGTCCGATTACCCGAACGATGGTAACGAACAGTTTTTGTGAGTGGATGCACAACCCATATATCAACTTGACAAATGCGGGTGGTACTTTTGTACCTGTTATGGGTGTACCCACTACCGCTATAGCATCCGGTTCGTATGGTTGGGTTCAGACATGGGGGCCATGTTTCGTTGCTCAGAATGCTGCCGCAGATTTCGGCGGGTCTTATGACCAGATGGCAGAATGGACTGAAGGTGGCAACATCACTGATGCGGGCACTAACGGTAACGCTCAAATTGCCGGTTACATTATGTCCAAGAGGAACAGCGGTAACTGGGCTAATCCGCCTTTCCTGTTTTTAACAGTTACTCGGTAAGTTTAATCAGGTGGAGCGCTTCGGCGCTCTGCCTACTTTTTGAAAGGTACTAAAATGGCAAAGAAAACAGAAACGAGAGAAATCTCCAGAGAAGAACGAGCAACCGGTAAGCGGCCAGTTGGCGAATCGGGTGGAACTTTAGACAAAGACTCAAGAGAAGCGAAAGCGAAAGGAGCTGAATAATGGCAGCGACAGGAAACGAACACTTGTGGGGTTTCTTGCGATACGCAAGAGTTAATCCGCACAACAGTCTAAACGATGTCCATTGGGACGAAATAGACGAAATGGCACGGATATATGCAAGGGTAAACGAAGGCGGCGCTACAGCAACGGAAACTGACCCCGGAACGTATGACAGTACAACGGACATTCCCGGTTTGACTACTGCCAATGAAGACACTACCGGGATTGGCTTTCAAACACCGACAACTGCGCTTACCGACCAGGCGAGATATCCTGAATCGCATGTATTCGCTGCGGCTGGTGCACCTATCTAAAGGAGATAGTTCATGGCAATTACCTCAAACTTAGCAGGGCCTTCATTTCAGGACGCCCCGGCATGGGAACGGATAGTAACCCAAATATGGGCTACCGGTGACGGACATGCCGAACAATCACAAACCGTTAATATTAATGGGATACTTCAAAAGATAGTATTGAAAGCCTCTTCCGTAACAGGTAATCCGACCGTTACACTTACCATAGACGATAACGGCGACAATGAGATATTTAATTCCGGAGCAAAGGCTGATGGCGCTACTTATACTTTCAGCGTATACGAGCCCATAAGTGGTATTATGAAGATTGCCGTTGACCCTTCTGCCGACCCCGGTGGTTCGTCTCAAACATTAACCGTTGTCATAACTCTTCGGGGCATCCGATGATAAAACCGGAATTGTTAGTGCCACAGGTAAATACTGTCGGTTTAGTTGCTCACTATAAACTCTGGGCCGGATTGACAACGGCAGGTGAAGTATTCGATTACAGTCTCGGCGGAGCAACCGGCACGGTCACAGGAACTGATATAGCCCCGACGTATCCGGGCTTTTCATTTAACGGGACCGATGATTTTATCGACGTGGGCAATCAAGGCGGCGCGATTAAAACTATTGGGTTATGGATGTTGAGTCCCAACGTAACGCTTGTCAGTTACCTAATCGATCTTAACGGAACTGGTTATATCACGATTGATGGTGCGGAAGTGGACCCTTCGGGATTTGCGGCGTCGAAGATTTATGTAGATGGCGTTGAGGCAGTTGCGGTAACTAACGATACCTGGCATTTGGTTGGATTAACTATTGGAGCTGCCGAAACTGCAAGCGACCTCGATATAGGCAGGGTAGAAGGCCTGGGCCTGTTTACCGGCAAAATAGGTGATGTCATGCTATTTGACAGAGTTCTGTCTGCTGCTGATATGAAAAGCATTTACGAAGTGACACGGGGCAGATACGGTGTATAATTAAGGAGGCGTAATGGCACTATCTGAGACATTATCAGAAACATCTATTTGCAAGATGAGCCTTGCCAAACTGGGTGCTAATAAGATAGGTAATGTAGAAACTGACAATTCAGTAGAAGGCGTCCAGTGCAGATTGCATTACGAGCAGACAAGAGACGCTTTAGAGCGTTCTCATTTCTGGCGGTTCGCTGCGGCAAGATCGCAATTAACAGCAACTACCGACCCTGATTTTGAATGGGGCAATGCTTTTACGTTGCCGACGGATTTTCTTGCATTCAGGTCTGTTTATGATAATACTTTAGTTGATAACACGCGACATTCCTATGCGATTGAAGGATTAACGTTTCTTACTAACGATTCATCTGTAGACCTTCGGTACACTAAAAAAGTCACTGATGTTAGCGAATTTGATCCGTTATTTATTGAAGTGCTTGTTTTGCAGTTGGCATTGAAACTTACATCCCTTGCCGGTGCAACACCAAAAATAAGAGAAAGTCTTAAAGATGATTTGAAATTGCTTATGCCCTCAGTTCGTGTATTAGACAGGCAAGAGACAAGGGGTAAGGGTCGAGCCGACCAGTTTACGTGGACCGATGTAAGAGTTACTCGCGGCGGCAGGATTGACTCTCGTTTAGGAAGTGCGTGATGGCTAACGAAGTTAAATTCGGCTTCCTTACAGGTAAGACCCTGACATTTACGGCGTTGCAGCCGGACGGCAGTGCAAGAGGTGCGGCTGACCAAAGCCTGCCGGAAATAGGTGTAACTGGTTATTACACGGCTACTCCGTCGACGGCGTTGGTTGCCGGTGATGTAGTGGTAGTCGATGACGGGACGAATAAAGTTGGTTTCGGTGAATACCGAAGTGAGGTAGATGCTGTTCTTATTGAAGGTGCGGACTTTACAGATACGCTTATCGGCGGCGATGGTGATACATTGGAAAGTCTGTCCGACCAGATGGATGTATTGTCCGCTCAGAAAAGTCAAGTGCTTAATGTTTACGATAAATAAATGGCAAATATACCCGTAATAAACTTGAACGGCGGGGAGTATACTCCTCTTATCGATGCACGGTCGGATATTGAAAAATTCAAGTCCGGGTGTCGTAAACTGGAGAACTTCTTTCCGAGAATATACGGTGTAATCGAACGAAGACCGGGTACTAAATTTGTAAAAATAGCGAAGGATTCATAATGAAAGTACGAATAGGTGATAAATTAGTTGAAGTACAGGATGGCGTTATCAAAGCGACAGCAGAGGAAATTCGTCATCCTGACGGGCGGATAGATGTGATAGTGCATGTTCCGTGTTTACAAATTACAGCAAAAAACGAGAAAGGATAAATCATGGCTTCAGGTATTTACAACAGATTCAAAGCAAATTTAATGAATAAGGAAGTCGATTTAGAAGCGGACGTTATCAAGGTGATATTGCTTGACAACAGCCACACTTTTACGGCAGGCAATGACGTTTTAGGTGACGTGTCTGCTAATGAATTGTCGTCTGGCAGTGGTTATACTACGGGTGGCAACACACTGGCAAGTAAGGCCGTTACGCAAGCAGTAACAACCAAATGGGACGCGGCTAACAGGGATTGGACAACCGCAACTTTCACGGCGTATCATGCTGTGATATATGACACTTCAGTAACCGATAATCTTATTGCTTCTATAGATTTCGGCGGTGCAAA